GGAATAGTGATTAAACCTTCTGACACAGTTCCGACGTTAGGAGGATTTCCACTGATCGATGCTGGTCTAATATTTACGGGTTGTGGACTGCTTGAGTCAGGCAACGGCGTGACAAAATCAGAATCGGTTGTTGAAATATGTTTACCATACCAGTACAGCGTTGTGCTATTCCACGCTTTCGTATTGGGGTTACCATCATAAAGAGAACCTGAGCCGTGCGATACAAAAATCGAAAGATTATTTCCTTCGTCAACAGGATCAAAGGGTGTCATTTGATATCTTGTAATGACATCGTTTAACACTACACGATCGGACGCGATGGTTCTTTCACCAACGTCTTCAACGAATACAGTAAATGCTTCTTGACCTTCTGTTTCGACACTATCAATGCCTGTTGGTATTGTAAAGTAACCAAACGCAGGTCCCAGCGGACTGTCTTGCTGTAACTGCAAAATTGCTTTACTGCTTCTAAGAGGCACTTCATACGGCGGCGTGTAGTTGAATGCGCCCGCCGAATCGAAATTGTAGAAGTCATTTGTTGATGTATCACTGGCAAGATCACCACCAGCAGGATCAACAAAATAACGAACAGTGCCTGTACCAGCTGGAATATTTGTGCCGCTAATTTTATACTTAAATATTGTTCCTTCTGGAACACTATCGATATTACCTGTCAGTGTGTTGTATACAGGATCGCCGATGTAAGCTTCACCGTAACGACCCGCACTATCAAGAAAGCGTGTTAGCGTCCAAACAGGAGAAGGTCTCTGATCCACAGCAGAGTCTTGCATGACAGCGTTGATTGCTGGAGTAACAACATCGTCAACCGACACTTCAGCACCAAGATACATGCCCGCAGGATGAACAAACAGTTTGAAAATATCTCGCCACTTTGAAATAGGCACACCAACACGTATTAACAGAGCGAACGTTTGATATAACTTATCATTGGTCAAGTATCTCAACGAGTCAGGACCAACCTGCGAATTTGGATTGTTTAGTGTGAAAACGTTTTCTTTTGGATAAATTACGTCAGCGTCTAGACCGTAGAATGATCTAAAGAACCATTCGATAGCAAACTTTGTACCCTTTGATCTGAACAGAGTATTAGAGAAGTTTGCGGCGGCTCGCTTTTCAAAGTCTTCTGTACCAAAGCCTTCGAAGTATGCTTCACCCAAAAGAAACTCGTCCTCGATAAACGAGAGTAGTGTGATGTCAGTTTCGTTAATATCACGAACAGCGAAGAGATGATTTAACAACTCGTTAGGATCGTTCTGATCTTGCCACTCGTAGTAGTTTTTTAGCAGAGCGATAAACTTAGGATAGAACTGAGCAAAATGTTCAGGCAACACGTTCTCGACCTGCATTTCACGCAGGTTGAGATGTCTTCTTCTTTTGTCTAGAAATCCATTATGCATTGTAGCCGCCTGTAAACGATGTTGTAAAGTCACCTATATAATTTTCTTGATCGACACCGGTAAAGACAGTAACGTAGTCTGTAGAACCGGCGGCAACAATATTTATAGTGCCTACCATTCCGCTATGGTACTGACAGATGTAGTAGAGAGTACTTGGTGCGGCAGAGTCAGGAGTAAACGTCAACGTGCCTGTTTCTGCGCCGTTGTTTGTCACACCAGTATTGAACTGATCGCCAGTTCCAGTAGTTGCCGCTGTCTTAATCCAGAACGGATGTCCACCGACACTTAAGTTAAATGTATATGTAGTGTCTCTTTCAAGTGTCAACGTTGGGTTCGATGCACTATCAATAATGTAGTTAGAAGCACCATTGTTCGTTACATTCAACGAAGTGTTCGATGCACCGACATAAGTTGCCTGGTAAGCCCCACCGACATAATTGCCTGTGTAAATCGCACTAAAGTTTCCTAGATATGCGCCCAAATATGTGCCGCCATCTCCACCAGTGTATTCTAGATTAGATGAGAAGTTACCTGTGTAATTCGCACTGAAGTCGCCCAAGTAAGATCCAATGTATGATGCATCACCAGAGTCAACATAGTTTCCAGTATATGTTCCCAGATAATCTGAAATTATGATAGCGCCGTCACCCGCACTGTCTGAAGTATATGCTTCAGTTCCAGTAAAGTTGGCAAGAAAGTCTCCAGTATAGCCTTCAAGAGTATAATTACCGGCGTAATTGGAAATATACTCAGACGAGTAAACTATAATAGTAGCAAGGTAGTTTGCTACATAGTTACCTGTATAATCAGATACATAGTCTGTTGGATTTGAGTAATCACTAATAAAGTTACCGGAGTATGTTACTGAATCCAAGAACGTGCCACCACCTTCTTGAACTTCAGACTGATAAGAACCAATATAATTTGTTTCAAAGCCCGGATGTGCAGGACCTTGATAATCTCCCGTATACTTTATGCCAACGCCGTAGTCAGTAGTGTAATCTAGTTCGTCGGGTGATACCACATAATCACCAAAGTACGCCATCGTGCCCACGTAAGTTGCTAAATAGGTGCCCGATGGACCTTCGTAAAAGCTATTATAACTGGTTTCATATGAACCATCCGACCCAATGTAGTCTGTCGCACTATAACGACTTAGATACGCTGTACTTGCATAAGTTAGATTATAATTTCCTTCATACGCTCCAAGATAATTTCCCGTATAAACAGCAGTAAAGTCGCCAATATAACCACTCGCATAGGCTGGGCTATAATCTAGTCCTGTGCTGTCATTGACGTATATGTCAATACTTGTGTAATCAGTTGTGAAGTCACCCGTATATGTAATAGCAGAATCGCCCACAAAGTTAGCCGTGAAAGTACCCGCATATGAAGTTTGAGCGTCAAGCGGTGCTAGTGCAAGATCAGCATCAGGCGAAGGATAAAGAATATCACCAGTGCTTCTGCGTGTCTTAATAACTTTAGGTCTAGGCCAAAGAACACCCGTTGTTGGTCTTTCTCTATTATTTATTTTTGGAAGTGTGACACCAACACTTGCACGTTCTTCTCTATAACGAAGATACAAGTCAACTGTATCTTTTAAATCTGTACTCAAAGCATAAAGAGTATTCCAGCCATACGTTGTGACATTTCCCCAATCAGTTGAAGAATCGAACATCGCACCTGTGAATGCTGTGCCTTGAATGTATCTCTTTGCGTCTGCTTGTCTAAAGTCTGGATTAATCTGAAGAATAGATGCAAGAACACCTGTCACCTGAGGTGCAGACATACTTGTGCCACCAATGATTCCGTAATAGTATGATGCATTTCTTGGATCAGTTACGATGTTGTCATAAAAATCATTGTGACGAATTGCGCTAATGATCTCATCACCAGGCGCAAAGAGATCGATTCTAGGACCGAAGTTGCTTGAAAATTCTCTCTGATTGTTTTGATAGATGGATGCATTACCAATACACAACGAAGTATTTCCGGGTGCTGACCCTCGATGATAGTATATCGCTGAATCGCTCGCTCCTTGAAATGCAGAGATGGTAGCAGGAAACGCATTATATTTTAAAAACAACTTATTATTATAATCATCGCCATTCGACGAATCAATGTACTGAGAACTGTTACCCGCCGCAGAAACCACAATGATTCCATCGTCGATGCACTCTTGTGTTTTTGTTGCGGGAGTTGTAAGCTTCCATCCAATGCTTGTGACTTTTGCTGGCGGAGTGGTATAGACACCATCAGCAACTTCAATAGGAATACCAGCGTCGACCGCGGCTTTTGTGTAAGCCCAATAAGGTGGAACACCATAGTTTAGCATTTGCTCGGTCGTAAAGGGACCGTTGTACGTTGTTCCTCGAAAGACAATTCGCTCTACTGATCCAGCTGAGTCGATGATATTGCCTGTATCAGGGTACGAGTAACCCCAACTGTTGTTAATAATCGTTGGATTCTTTCGACCAGTTCTAGGATTGATGCTTTTATTTCGATGAAACGCTCGTACGTAGTCAAATACATAACTAGAACTAATGCCAGTAGATGTCCAATTGTAGTTAGAACCATACGGACTGATCGAGTACAGATTTGCTTTTCGTGCCCAACCCTGTCTATTACCCGCAACTGTGCCCATGACGTGTGTGCCATGGTTATTGTTTTCTGAATCACCTAGCGATTCTGTAGTATAATCCCACGTTCCATTTGCATATGCACCGCCCGTAACAGAATCAGTATGTTGAAACCAGTTGTATTGAATGATGCGTGATCCACCCGTGCCGTCAGCATTGACAGCAAATTCTGGGTGATCTAAATTGGGAATGCCATCGACAACAATGACATCAACGTCTTTTCCTTCAGCATTGGCTGAAGTTTGTGATATGACAAGTGCTGTGCCGTCTGTGCCATATGTGGTAGAGATTGTATCTCGGGTACACTGATACAAAGCCCAGTTTTGTTGACTGTTTGTTGCGTTTGCGCCGTCATCTTTGCGCCATTGACCAGTATCGGTCCAAGTGGGCTTCGCAAAAATGCCGTGGTCTTCAAGTGCAGGTTCAACTGCACGAACACGAGGATCTTGTTTTACTTGTTCCGCTTCTTCGTCTGTTAGACGATATGCAGTGACTTTACTGAAAGGAAGCCTTGCGGCATAATCAACAGCACGATCTGGTATATGGAGATAGCCTCCCGGCGTCTCCATATCAGCATAAAATGCATCCAGATCCTCTGTACGATGCAATATGACGTGATAGACTTTTAATGTCATGCTTCAAGCTTCAACGCCGTAAGTGTAACGTCGACCGCGGATGCACCTCCACTTAGATTTACGATCTTGATAGGAATAGTGTCAGTTACGGGCGACGAATTGTTAAAGCCGATAGGTCCAGGAGCCAAGTTGATTGTCTCTGCACCCGATGTGATTACCTCAGTTACAACACCAGAGCCTGGTGCTGGATCTTCTGACGAAAGCCGACCGAGATCAGCAGTACGCGAAGCCGAATCAGTGTAGACTCTTACCCATGCCGCAACGTCTGTTTGAATCTTGAGCATCGAATAACCTTTATATGCTCCAGTAATGTTCACGTCTACTGAGTCATTATTGCTCAACGAAGCGGTGACAGTATTGAATGTGCCGCGAGACGATAAACCAGCGCCAGCTCCGCCAACGGAGTCAGCCGCATTTACCCAGTTAGAACCATTATACTTCAGAACTTGATTCGTGCTAGGTGTTGAGATGACAACATC